GGTGGCTCAGCTTGCAGGGCCAAACTGCGGGCTGAACCTCGGGGCCCAGATCACACCTGCAGACGCCTGGTTCACAGGCTGCACAGTGCCCAGCGTCACCAACCCGCAAGGGGTGCGCTTATGGGAGAACCCATTTTCACCGGCTGGGGTAACGGCTGAACCGGCCGGCCCTGCCCTGCCAGTGGGGGCACCATGAGCCCTGGACGAGCGGCGCCAGCATGGCGTCATAGGACCACCAATCAGCTGGAGGCCTGGAAATGCTGCTAGCAATCGCCACCGGCGCCCTGTGTGCTGCGTTTGCTGTCTGCTTCATGCAGGCGCTCAACAATTACCGGCCCAAGCGGCCCAACCCAAAAGTGGTGGACCTGCGGCGCTACCGGCCCAAAACAGCTGAGGAGAAAAAAGCCTTGCTCAAGGCTTTCCACGAAGCCTGCCGAAAGGGGGGTGCGGGGGACATCGTTGAGTAAGGCCAATCAGATCGCGCTGCTGATGCGCGAGCTGCGCAACGGCACTGGCAGCGGCCAGCTGGGCCTGCTGTCGGTTGAGGTCTTCCTGCACGTTGCGGAGCAACCCCAAACAATCGAGCAGTTGGTGCGGCTGACGCAGGCGCAAAACGCCCACGTCAACAGAGCCGTGCTCAAGCTGACGCCCTGGTACGACCGGAAGGCAGGCATGGTGCGACTGCCGGAGCTGCATTTGCTGCAGCGACGACGCAGGCCGCAAGCCCGCGGATACCGGATACACCTCACCCGCAGAGGGCGGGAACTCCTCGCCTGCGTAGACTAAACCTTGGTTAAGAGAAAGCCGTATGAGCAATTACTGCACGCAAGCCGTCCTGGCTATCTCTCTTTGCTTGCCTGGCCTTAACTGCTGGCACCATTGCAGCCTGCACTCTGTACGATTTCCAGCGGGGCCTCGTATGATCTGGCACAGGGCAAGAGAGCTGCAGCCACCACCAGGACCATGGATTTGGATCAACTGGACAGAGCTTTCGGCATTTTCGGCACGCTGGATCCGGGCTCGCTACCGCTCCACCATGCGCAGGTATTCCTGTTCATCGCTCAACGGGACTCCTGCACCTACCGGGACATCGAAACCCGCTTCGGACTGAGCAACGCATCGGCCAGTCGCATCGTGAACTCCCTGGGGGAGCACGCCAACCACCGCAAGACCTGCCTAGGGCTGGTCGAAGTTTTTATTGATCCGGCGGAAGGCAGGCGCTACCGGGTGCGGCTCACCAAACGAGGACTAGCCACCAAGCGGGCCATTGAAGGGCTCGCATAACCACGACCCACCCGCGTTCCACACAGAACGCTTATCCCATGACAGACGGCCACCTCAGAAGGCTGCCCAGCGGAGGCTGGGTGGCTGATTTTCGAGTCGACGGCAAACGACGCCAGCTCAAGGCAAAGACAAAGGCAGAAGCCAAGGCCCGCATGGATGAGGCCCTGGACGAGAGCGCCGTTGCCAACAAGCGCAGACGAACCAACAGCTTCACCATTGGCCAGGCCTGGGCGTTGACCGCAAAGGTCCGCTGGGCTGGCCAGGCCTGCGAAAGCAACGCCAACGGGTACGCCCGGCAGGTGGTGGCGTTCTTTGGTCCAGAGCGAGCGCTGGCAAGCATCAGCGTTCGAGACTTTGAGGACATGCGCCAGCACTTCCTGCGACGGGGCAACAAGCCAGCCACCATCAACTGGAAGGCCTCGACGTTGCAGTCGATGTTTGCCGACGCCGAAAAGTACGAGCACATCAGCAGGGACGACATCCCGCGCTTTCCCAAGCGGTTGCCGATGAACAACATCAAGGAACGGATCCTTGAGGACGACGAACTGCGGGCGTTCTGCGCCTACCTGCAGGCCATTGAGAAGCACGAGGCCGCCTACCTGCTGGTGTTCCTGTGTGAGGTCGGCTGTCGGTTCTCAGAGGCCGCTCGCCTAATCGGCAGGGATGTGGACCTGCAGGCCAACAGGGTGGTGTTCCGCAAGACAAAGAACCGGCAGCCGCGAACGGTGCCGCTGACCACCGCCGCGGCCGATGCCATCCGTCCCTTCATGCCGGTGCTCTCAGGCCAGCACATTTGGGGGCTGCGGTACAAGCAGTTCCAGTACCTCTTTGACCGGGCCAAGGCGGCCGTGGGGCTTGCTGACGACGAGCTGCTAACCATCCACGTCACCAGGCACACCTGCGCCTCACGCCTAACTCGCAGCGGATCGTCGCTGCTCAACGTCATGAAGTGGGGAGGCTGGGCTGGGCTCAAAAGTGTGCAGCGCTATGCCCACGTCGACCTGGCCTCGCTGGAGGCCGCGGCCGAGCTGTTGCAATGTGGACGAAGTGGTGGACCGCCACCGCTGCAAAAAATTACTTGCAACTGATTTGCAACCGTCGCCCAATGACCAGTCTGGGAGTCAATCTTGATCACATCGCCAAAGTGCGCACCTAGGCACTACAAGGCCGTAGAGCAAAACAAAGGACTGCAGCGCCTAGCTTTTCTCTTGCTAATACGGCCCTGCTGTACTCACAGTGGGTTTGCAACACACGAATTGCAAATTGCAACCGATGTGCAACCCATCTGACGGCCTGGTCGCTGAGCAGTTGCAGCGGCAGACCAAGGCCGAACGAAGGGCTGCCGAAGCGTTTCAGAGCTCTCAGCGGCGCCTGCGAGAGCTCGGCAAGGAGTCAGCCCTGCCATATGGCCAGCGGCTCTACAGCGTCTGCCTAGAGGCCTTAGCGGCGTCCCTGGAGGGGGCGTTTGAGGACTTCCTGCTGGCGCCGGATAAGGCCAGGGCCCACGCCGCGGCCATGCCCTACTTCGACGCCTTCAAGGGCGTGCATCACATTGCCGCAGTCGCCCTGGTGGCAACGCTGGACCAGCTCAGCCGCAAGCAGCGCATGGCCACGTTTTGCCAAAACCTTGGCAGGGCGGTAGAGGACGAAACAAGGCTCAGCCGGCTGGAGAACAAAAGCCCGCTGGAGCTGCGCCGGCTGATGCGGCATGGCATGAACCGCCGCAAGATTGCCAGCAAGGAAGTTATGGCCCAGCTGGGGTGCCCGGCCCCGGCATGGAACGACATGGCCCGGCTGCAGGTCGGGCAGTTCCTGCTGGATCACATCAACACAGCGACTGGGTTGGTGCGGGTGGTCAAGCACCGCATTGGCAGGACCATGCCGTATTTCGTGCTGCCCAGCGCTGAGGCGGAGGAGTTCATCCGTGAGTGCCCGCGGGGCACCTACAAGGCCTCGCACAGCGCCATGGTCTGCCCGCCTGAGCCTTGGCCGGGGCTGTATGGCGGCGGGCTGATGGGCAACCAGGAGTGTCTAATTCGGGTGCCCATCCAGGACAACGAAGAGAAAGACAGCACCGCCATTGAGCACTACCGCAAGGCGGACTTGTACAACTTTTTTAAGGGGGTCAACCATTTGCAGGCCACCCCGTTGGTGGTCGACGCCCAGATGGTGGAGCTACAGCGCACGGCTTGGGACAACGGCATTGACGGGCTGTTTCCCTGCAGGCGGGCGCCGATGGACGTGCCCGAACGGTTGGGCGATGAACCTACGGCTGATGAGCTGCGGGCCCGCAACCGCCTGGCGGCCATGGCCCACCGCGACAGGGAGCAAAACAGAACGCGGCGGATCAAGATCGAGCGGGCGCTGCAGTCAGCCGAGGAGCTCGCTGGCCGCACTGTCTGGCAGTCCTATCACGCTGATCACAGAGGCCGGATTTACAGCGGGAACAAGTACGTCACCCATCAAGGGCCCGACTACGAGAAGGCGCTGTTGTCGTTTGAGCAGCAGGCTGCAGCCACCGACGAGGGCATCGAATGGATTTTCAAGGCTGCTGCCGGCCACTACGGGCTAAGTCGGAGCTACTGGAGCGAGCGGCTGCGCTGGGGACAGCAGCACAAGGACCAGATGCTGGCCGCTGCTGCTGACCCGCTGGGCCGCCTGGAGCTGTGGCGATCAGCAAAGGACCCATGGCAGTTCCTGCAGATGTGCAAAGGCCTGCAGGAGGCGCTGGAGACCGGCTCTACCGGCGTGCCCATCCGCTTGGACCAGACAACCAGCGGCTGCGGAATCCTGGCTGCCCTGGTGCGGGACGCCAAGGTCGGCCGGCTTTGCAACCTGTTTGGCAACACCCCGCGAGACCTGTACTCCGTCATTGCTGAGCGGGTGGTCAAACGCCTGACAGTGGACCTGGAGATGGGCGACGAGCGGGCTAAGGCACTGGCCGAGCTTTGGCTTAGCCGTGGCATCGACCGCGGCTTGGTCAAGGGGCCAATCCTGGCAACGCCTTACGGGGGCTCCTACATGAGCCTTTGCGACAGCCTGGTCGACGCCTTGGACGAGCACCTGGGCTACGTCCCGCTGGACGAGTTCGCCTTTCGCGTAGCCATTCCTGCCAAATACCTGGCCAGCCACCTGTGGGCCGAGCTCAAGGCCGTGGTGCAGCCCTGCATTGACGTGAAAACTTGGCTGAAGAAGTCCTGCCGGCTGGTCATGACGGCTGGGCACCCGCTGGAGTGGACGACCCCAATGGGCTGGCCGATGCGGCTTGCAGATCGGGAGCCAACCAAACGCAGAGTGACAACGCTGATGTTCGGGCGAAAGGTAAGCCTGAGTATCCAGGACCAGCCGGTCAGCTCCCCGCTGTCACCGACGCAGGCAAACAAGGGTATAGGCGCCAACTTTGTCCACGCCTTTGACGCTGCGCTTTGCCAGCAGCTCATCTACAGGGCCGGAGAGCTTGGTATGCCTTTGCTGACAAACCACGACTGTTTCGCCAGTCATATAAACGACGCCAGGCAGCTTCATACGATGTTACACAGCGGCTTTCGGGACATGCACCGCACTAATTGGTTACAGGTAGCGCGTGAAGAAATTCAGTTGCTGACTGGTGTTTTGCTGCCTGAGCCACCTTACGTTGGAACCCTGCAGTCGGGACTGGTTGGCACAAATCCGTATTTGTACTCATGAGACTCACGTATGACATCTACACCCCCGTGGAATAGACGGTAATTTTCGTGGGCCCTTAACCACGACCACATGCCCAAACTGCAAGTCACCCCTCTCGCGGAGTGCCGTTGGTTCAAGCTCCTAGGTGAAGCCCGCGAAAACAAATTTGATCCCAGCAAGCCACCTACCTGGAGTTGCGAGCTGATTCTCGACAACGACAACAAGACCCACATGGCGTGGATCGAGGAAATGGAAGCTAAGTACAAGGAGTTTCACGGCGAAACAAAAAAATCCGGCAACTGGTTTCCTGCCAAGCCTGACCCTGAATCCCCGCGTTCACGCACTGTGGTCAGCTTCAAGCTGCCGATGTGGACCCGCAAAGACGGCACCGTCAGCGAAGGTCCCTCAGTTTTTGATGCTGGTCGCAACCCCTGGGACCAGAAGCGCCTTGTGGGCAATGGTTCAAAAGTAATCATTGGCTTTGACATCTACGCCTGGCCCAGCCGTGGCACAGGTGCTGGCCTGACGTTTCAACCCCGGCAGGCCCAAGTGGTTGACCTTGTTGAGTACGTCAGCGAGGAGAAGAAGGCGGAGTGCGTCTTTGAGCCAATTCCCGGTGGCTTTGTAGACGAGAGCTGTGTGTTCAATGCAGTCAGTTGACCTTTGCCTGCCGCTTGCGCCGAAGTCCAAGGCACGCCCGCGGACTTACCTGGGCCAGGCCAGGCCCTACATGGAGCAGGCCTACAAGGAATGGATTGCTAAGGCCAGAGCCCTGATGGGCGAATACTGGACCCTCCCACCCCTTGATCACATCGACTGCCTGGTTGTCACCTTCTACGGGCCAGCCCGTGGTGATCTCGACAACCGCCTTGGCGCTTTGCTGGATGCAGGCAATGGCCTGATTTGGACAGACGACAACGTGAAAGTGATTGGCACGGTTGCAATGAAATGGCGCAAAAGCACCATCAAAGACGCTCACATCAACTTCACCATTATTTGGCAATGATCAAATGTCCACATTGCGGCTCGGTCGACTCGACCGTTTCGTACACCTACAACAAACAGGATTACGTCCTGCGGCACCGTCGATGCCGCGGTTGCGGCGCCGACTATCACACCCATGAAGTCCTTGCCATCAATGCTGGAAAGTCTCGTGGCTTCATCCTCGATCTCCCGCTTCAACAAGGGGGAACGGAGTGAGTCGCGCTTTGTTGGCCATGGGTCTTGCGCTAGCTGCGGCAGCAGTGACGGCCTTGCGATCTACACCGACCACACCTACTGCTTCGTCTGCAACACCTACACAAAAGCGGAAGGTAAGGAGCGACCCACCCGATCCAACCATCTTCCGCCAATGACCACCCTCAGCATTGAGGCGTGGAAGGACGAGCCCTACCGGGGCCTGTCCAAGCGTGTGCTGGAGCAGTACGGCGTACTGCGCACAGCTGATGGCATTGTTTTTCAATACCGGGACCAGGCGGGCAAGATCATTGCCCAGAAGTTCCGCAGCGAAGACAAGCGCATTAGCTGGAAAGGGGACGCCAAGAGCGTTGTCGGTTTCGGCAGCCATCTGGCCAATCCTGGCCATCACGACGCCATTGCCATCTGCGAGGGCGAGCTTGATGCCCCATCGGTCTATGCCGCCACCAACGGCAAGGTCGTTGGCATCTCCGTGCCCAACGGTGCTCAGTCAGCAGCGGCCTGGGTGCGCAAGCACCTTGATCAGTTCAATCAGTTCAAGACCGTCTACATCGCCACTGATAACGACGAGCCAGGTGAGGCCGCGGCCAACGCCTTGGTGGAACTGTTTGAGGCTGGCCAGGTACGGCGCGTGGTGTTTCCCTGCAAGGACGCTAACGACACCCTGCAGGAGCTAGGCGGGCAGGCCGTCAAAGAATCCATCTACGCCGCAAAGCAGCTGCGGCCTGATGGCATCAAGCCAGCGTCGGCCTACGAGGGCATTGTCCTCAAGCCGGCCAAACGCACGGCAGTCAACTGCGCCTTTGCCTGGTGGAACCAGAAGACACCCTTCTATGACAACCAGCTGATCGTGCTGATTGCTGGCTCAGGCATCGGCAAGACCACCTTTGCCCGTGCCCTGGCCCTCCATGACATGGAGAAAGGCATCAAGGTCGGCTGGATTGGCCTGGAAGAAACAGCAGACGAGGCAATCTTCCGTTTCGTGGGCATGGCAGCTGGCTTGCAGCTTCATGCCAGGCAGACCTACGCCGGGCTTACCGATCAGCAGCTGCAAGACATTGCGCAGGCTGACAAGTTTGTGACCGGCAGCGGGATGCTGGAACTGTTCGATCACTTCGGCTCGCTTGACGAGAACGTGATCCTCCAGCGGATGAACTACATGGTCCGCTCGCTGGGGTGCCAGCACATCTACCTCGACCACCTGACAATCATCGGCTCCGGCCTGGCGCAGGACGTTCGGCAACTGGATGCGCTGATCACCAAGATCCGCTCCTTCATCGCGGCTACCAAATGCACGGTGTTTGCCATCAGTCACTTGAACCGCGGCAGCAGTCAGGTGAAAAACATGGAAGACGGCGGCGTCCCTGAGCTGCATGACATCAGGGGTAGCCATTCCGTTGTGCAGCTGGCAGACACTATCTGGGCCCTGGGCCGCAGGCGCGGGACACAGCTAACCCATTCCTACTGCTTGAAAAACAGGATGCTCGGCCGATGTGGCTATGCAGGCTCCTTCGTCTTCGACGAGGAAACACAAGCGCTGGAACAGAAATGGGAAGACCAGGCATTGAACTAAACAGCTGGAAACAGCTGCGCAAAGGCCAGGCCGTCCATTTCTACACAGCTGACGGTTGGCGGAAAGGCCACGTCACCTTTGTCAACACCGCTTCAATCACGGTCCTTTGGGACCAAAACTCTACCCAACGAAACACCAATGTCTACGACCTCCGCAATGTTCGCCTCTTTGACACCAGATCCAAATGACAGACCACTTGACCTGTCGCTGGGAGTGATCAAACGTCTACTAGAGGATGCCTACGGGCATTACAACAAGGCAATCATGAGCGACGCCAAGCACGTCGCCAGCTACTGGGACGGCTACATCCGCGCCTGCCAACACATCTTGGAGGCAGAAAGAGAATGAGCTGGATGGTCCCTGGCCGCCTGCCGCAAGAAGGTCCTGAGCCAATTCTTGGTGAAGGCGTTAGCCGGGCGCACAAGTATGAGCGCACCAAGGTCTTTTGGCTAAATGTCAAACGGCCTACTGCCTCACCAATGCGCGTAGCCATCAAGGCTGCAACCGCCCGCAATGCCATTCGCTATTGCAAAAACCGCTGGCCTGACGCAACTGTTACTGCAATCAAATGACCCTACTCAACAACCTCACTGATTTGTACTGGAGCCTTGGCGAGTACAGCATTGACGACCGCCGCCGCATGAAGGCAGTCGTTCATGAGCTAGCTGGCGTAATCCGCACCTGGGCCCCGGATCCAGGGCAAGCGCGTATTTGCCACTTGGCCATTAACGAGATAGCCGACCGTTTGCTGAAAGAGGTTGAGGAGCACGTCGACACGTCGAAAGAGACGTGACGCAATTTTTGCTAACACACAAATGCCTTTGACTACCCATGCGAATCCTTGTAGACGCTGAGACGTTTCTATTCCGGTGCATAGCCGGAGCAGAGCACGAAACTGAGTGGGCCCCTGACAAATGGACCTACGAGGTCGACCTCTCGCAAGCCAAAGACGCTTTTGATCAAGAGATGGCTCGCGTGCAGGACATAATCCCAGGCACACCTCTCATCCTGACGTTTGGGGACATTAACAATTTTCGCTACGCCGTCTACCCCCAATACAAAGCCAACCGCCGCAAGCAGCGTCGCCCAGCAGGCTTCAACGCTCTTAAAGACTGGGCACGCAAGACATGGGTGTCACAGTCCTACCCCGGCGTAGAGGGCGATGACGTGATTGGAATTATGGCTCGCGGTCACGACATCATTGTCAGCCGCGACAAAGACCTAAAAACCATTGCTGGTACGCACCTCATTGGCGACGAACTGCACCCAATCGGACCGCCGCAAGCTGACATGGCCTTTTTTACGCAAGTTCTTACAGGCGATACGACTGATGGCTACCCAGGTTGCCCCAAGGTTGGCCCGGTCAAAGCAGCGCAAATCCTTGAAGGTTGCAATGAGCCAAGCCAATTCTGGCTGGCAGTAGTCATGGCCTACAAAAGCAATGGCAGCAACGCTGAAACTGCGCTGCAAATGGCCCGCTGTGCACGCATCTTGCGACGCGGCGAATACGACATCGAAAAGGAGCGGCCGGTGTTGTGGGAGCCTCCTACCCTGTGAGTGATACGGGGCCGTAATGCAGCTCACCACCCAAGGCTTTGCCAACTTCTTCGCCTACTACCAGGGCGAGGCCATGCAGCAGCGTGGCGTAGAGCTCCTCTACCTGGCGCTAGCCAAGAAATGCCCGGAGCTGCTGGAGGACGACGCCGACTGGATTGAGGTCTACCGGCAGAAACCTGTTGTCACGGTCGGCAATCCGCTGCTCGTGGAATACATGAGCCAGCTAGACAACGGCCCTGAGGGCTGGCGGCAATGCCAGACCAGCAGCATCGCCATGTGCCTGCGCTACCTAGGGGCTCGCATCCCGGCCACCGGCCAGCGCCTGGACGACGACCTCAAGTACCTGCCGTTCGTCAAGAAGCACGGGGACAGCACCTCCGCTGTGGCCCACCAGCAGGCCTTGACTGAACTGGGCGTGCGCCACCGCTTCAGAACCAACCTGCACAAGCAGGACCTGACCCGAGAGATCGACAAGGGCTACCCCGTGGCCATCGGCGTGCTGCATCACGGTCCCGCGTCGGCTCCCAAGGGCGGCGGGCACTACATCGTGGTCCGCGGATACACCGACACCCACGCCCTGGTCCACGACCCCTACGGCTCGATTGATCTGGTCAATGGCGGCTGGGCTGCAACGGGCAACAACAGCGGCAAGAACGAGAAGTACAGCTGGAAGAACCTGATTCCCCGCTGGGACATCGGTGGCGGCTGGGGCTGGATTTTTAGCTGATGAAACGCGACACACTCCGCCTACCAGGCGCCATGTCCGTTGAAACCGGCAAGGATTGGAACGGACGTTTTTACATCGCCTACGGAAAGCAGGCCAGCGTTTTCGTGCGTTGTCCGAAAGAACTTC